TTTGTCTGCCTTTCTTCTTTGTTTTCTATAGTAAGCACTGTGTATGCCTATCCATTTATCTCTTGTTGTAATGCGCATACTTTCATCACCATAACGAATACCACCAGGAAATCTTTTTAGTGTTGCTTCATAGTTATCTCTTGATTGTTTAATCCAGTTGTCATCACTTGTGTCATAAGGTTTGATTGTTTGATAAACATAATAACAATGAATGCAAGCAATACAGGTGTAGCCACCACGTTTAACCCAAAGGAATTCGTGACGGCACCTATACATTTTGTTCTCCTATATTGGATTCGTTGTTGCATGTGCAGTACCAAATGGATGAACAGATATAACATCTGCCATCCATGTTTCTCATAAAGATTCTCTTGGGTCAGCCAGATACATGAACTCTGGATTGAATGACAGATAAACTGGTTCATTGCCAGAAGCGTTAGCCTTGCCGTAACGATTCTTTACTGGTGCAACACCCATCATACCGTTAGGTGTTTGACCTATGGTACAAATCAGTGCTGGTAGTTGTGAAACTTTACCTTGAATCGCTGACCTTGGTGGACAAGGGTTACTATCAAAGGCTTCACTTGTGTGATGAAGGATAAGAACAGCAGCGTTAGTATCTCTTGCAAGAAACTTTATCTCTTTCATAGTCTGACGCATACTAGACCACTCTTCGCCACCACCATCGGTGATGTCAATCAAGTTATCTAACACAATCAAGTGTGGGTTCTCACCATGTACTTCTTCAAATGAAAGTACCTCTTCATCTAAATCAGATAACGATGGTGCTGCATCAAATGACCAGAAGATATGACTTGAACCTTTATTGATTGCTTCTCTAGCGAACTGTGCATCTGATGATAAAAGTTTCTCTGACTCATCTTGGCTCTTACCTGTAAGCATTGAGAACAAACGCATACTCATTGTGTGTGCGCCTGTGTCTGCTGAAATGTATAAGGTAGGAACTTTCATCCAAGTTGCTAACGCTAAAGCAAGTGTTGATTTACCAGCACCAGGGGCACCAGCAAACATGCTCACTTCACTGCGACGTAAAACAATTTGGGCATACTCAAATGTCCTGAACACAGGTGGCAATGGTTCGCCACCTGATTCAGTTTTACCAATTGTTCTAGTGAGTGTTCTCACTTACTCAGCCCAACCAACTTCGCCACGTTTAATCCACATTGGTTGACATTGGTCTGGTGTTCCTTTAGCAGATGGACACATCCATGCTTGCCAAGGACCTTTAGCACCTTGTCCACTCTTATGTTTCTTTGGACCATGATGACAGGTAGGTGCAGGGAATGAACCCATTGATGGTGGTGCCACAGGACCACTACCAATATTAGGTGATGTCACTACACTTGTTGCACCTAACGCTTGTGCAGCGTAAGCAACAGGGTCTTGCTGTCCATGAACAACATCTTCTAACGCACCAACAATTAACTGGATGTTTCCACCAACAGCATCAGCGATGTGTGTAGAGAATGTTTCGAAATCATCAGCACGTAATGTGAGAATGGTTCCGTTCTTTGTTTTCATACTAACAGAAAACAGTGCCTCATTTGTTGCCATTTATTTCTCCCAACTTGTTAGACTTTTCACCGTCTACCCAGTAACAGTACTCCATGACGGAGCACATTTTACACGACTCAAAGTTAGGTAGATAAAGATTGTTCTCTCGTGCAATCTGAAAGAGACCAATCATTTCATCTAACTTTTGTAATGTAAACTTATTTAACTCAGTGGGCACACTTGTGCCACCTTGTCTTGCCATCCAGTATGCACCATATTGTGGTCGCACGCCAGTGGCGCGTTCTAACATACAAGCATACACCTGTAACTGTAAGTCTGATTGTGGTGTACGCATACCTGTTTTCAAATCAACAATAATGATTTCACCTTGAGGTGTAACAAACACTCGGTCTATTGCACCTTTGATATTGACACCACCTGTTTCAATTTCAAGCATTAACTCTATGGCAGGTACACCTTGTGGTGTTTCCCATATTTCCCAACCACAGTTAGCACGCCATTGAATCCAGGAGTTAAGAAACTTTTTACCATTCTCATACCACCACTCAGCGTTCTCACCATCAGGGATAGCCTTAGTTCTGCGAACAGATTGTCTTAGGTCGGCAATATCAAAGTTTGGTTTTTGATATCTTTTTATCTCTTCAACTTCTGCGTTCCATGCTTGTGTCCAAATACTATCCACGTTCATAGTTGCTCCATCTTGTTTGTGTTCTCTAATGGTAGCATCCAATAGTTGTACTTGGTATCTAACACACCACGCTCTTTGATTTCTTTTCCTGTTGCCCAACCTAGTGCACGATAAGGTTCACTAGCCCAGTTGTTGTACTCGTTTCTTCTGGTCTTAACATTCAGACCATCACCGATAAGAATGTATGTTGCGTTCTCATCATCCCAACTTGAAAGTCTGATACCAGTTTTCTTAAACGAATATCTTATCTCAAAACCTGGAACATCTTCTTGTGTTTTCCACTTGTTAACATGAGGAACAAAATCTTCAAGCCCTATCATGCGAGCAAAGGCTAACTCACTACCAACTGCAATAGAGTGTTGCCAAATTTCCCACACATCACCCTCAGAATAGCTCCTGTTGGCTTTAGGTTTACCAAGGTAAGGTAGTTGTCTTTCGTAACCTATCCTTGCACAGATTGCTTCTTCCCAAGGTAACAATGCATGCTCAGTTTTAATTAACTTAACTGTCATGATTTGTTTTCCATAATTCTAAATCATAAATCTCTGTTGCCCTATGCACAGCAGAACCACCAAGAGTCCAAGCAGCAGGTTGTTCCTCAACTTTTTGAATACGAGTTAAGTAATAACGATACCCACAGGACAACCAAGTGGTAATACTTGAATAGGAAACATGTTCAGGAACATCGTATCCGTTTATCTTTAACACTTAATTTTCCTTTGATTACCGTTAGGGTTCGATAGTGAGTAGGTTAAAGAGAGAAGAAAACCCACTCACTATCCTCACTCTAGTCTAGGTTTATCCTAATGCAACAAGCATTAGGGTAAGTAATATAATCTACTTTCTATTAGAAAGTAGTTATATTATATTATATAATATAACATTAGTTATATTGTATAGATTATATAATGTTATATTATATTATATAACATTATAATACTGGTTGGAGGCTAATGCAAATCCCAATACCACCACCTGTTGTCTTTGAAACAATTGTTGAAAGACAATTGCCATCAAAGGTATCTCGTTCGTATGTTAAATTAAAAGTTAAACACGAACAGTGGACAGGAGATGAATGGGTTTGTCTTGATGAACTAATTAGTCGCGAGTCTAATTGGTCGAACGTTGCAGACAATCCTAACTCATCAGCCTATGGTCTGTTCCAGATACTTAAAACCCCTAAAGGTTTAAGTATCCAAGAACAAACAACTCGTGGAATAAAGTATATTAAAGGGCGTTATCGCACACCCTGTAATGCTTTATCCCACCACGATAGGCGTGGGTTTTATTGATAAGGTCGCATGCGTTCCTTAATAGTTAACTCAACTTGTTTATGGTAACTTACACCATAAAATAAAGTTGTTGTTACGAAAACACCTGTAAGAAGCCATCCCATTATTCTTCCTCTATCTCTTCTAACCTCGAGTCGATTGGTATTGGTGGAGTAATGGGTTGGTCACAAGACCAACACGTTACACCGTCAAGACCATATGCTGATATTTCGTATGTCTCTTGGTCAAATGTTATTGGAACATTAAACCAAGTGCAATCACAGTTAGGGCAAACAGAAGTAGGTATCCCACTCCAATCAGCCTTCCTGATTTCCATCTTCTTCTTCTTCTTCTTGTTTTATTAGATGGTCAAGATACTTACCACCATGTTCTGATACAGCAAACGCAAGCATACCAGACATACTTAAGATAGCAACTCGTGCTTCTATCTGTGTTGCTGCTGCTTCCCATATCTCATCAAAGTGTAGGAACCTTGACGCTTCATCAGTTATTTGTTCAGTTGCCTCCATTGATTTCATAATCTCTTCACTGTCTTTTGGAAACACTTCATTAACTAACTTCTCAATGTTGTCATCTTTCTTTTTACGAGACACTGCCAGCCTCCCTCAACGATATAGGTATCACCTTGAGACCTATACTTTTTCTTATTGTTTCTCTTTCCCCACTTGTGGTGCCACCCCATACACCTGACACATCATTCCTTATAGCATAATCTAAACACTCAGTAATAATTTTGCAGCCTTCACAAAATTCTTTTTGAGCCTTGTTGACTATAGTATTTCCTGGAATATGAAACCAATCAGGGTCTGGGTGATTGTAGCACTTACCTTCCATTGCCTTGTCACCCAGAATGATATC